ATGCTTCGATTGCTTGCTCTATGAGCATATTGCGGCTTGTGCGTTGCCCTGTTTCGGTTTCCGTATTGGTGGCGAGGATGTTCAATTTGTCCAGTGTGTCCGGCGTAAGCCTTATGGATACTACCTCGCGCTGGACACCATCTCTTCTTCTTGCGGAAGGTGCGCCATCTTCGGGCTTGCCGTATCGAAAACCGCTGTCCCCTGTTAAATTTTGCAACATCAGCTTTCTGCAAAGAGCATACTGCTCGCCTTTGAGACCCAAGCCTATTCCAAAAACTCTCATAGCAAACTTTTCGTTCTCGTATGACTCTTGAGGCTGTGCTACTACTCGCGTTTTCGTCTTGGCATTTTCGCATAATGCCGCCACAAATTGGCTGTATGCGTGTATTTCTGCGCTATCAAGGTCGGTGGAAAACCATGCGAATTTAATCGTGCTGTCCGTTACTTCGATGGGCAATTCATCCGCGCCAACCATTTTCTTAATCAAAACTGCTTTGCTTGCAATCAGTTTTCGCAAGATTTCCAGTTTCTCTGGTGTAAAGCCATCAAGCGGATATTCAATTGTTAAGTGGTCGGTTGTGGCGGTTTCGCTGGGTTCTTCGAATATTGCTTCCGTTTCGGTTTCCTGTGCGATTGGGTTTTCAATTTCTAACGCATCACCCTCGTCCGATGTGCCTATCATGGAAACAAAACCGCGCTGTACAAGGGCTTCCAAAACCTCTTGCTCAAGTTCTCCTGTTACCGTGCCGTTCCTATCAATGGTAAGTTCCCCGACTTGGTAACCGTAGCTTGGCGTTCCCAAATATTTCTTTGGAGTGCCGAGGATGTCGCTGAGTGCCGCCACCAAATTTTTTCTGTCTTGCCCGGTTACAGCGAATTCATAAGTTCTCATATTTGTTGCCCCCTTTTGGTTTTCGGTCGGGCTTGCCGCCCCCCGTGAAAACATCATACCTCTGAAGGCTTGAGATTGAAACGAACAAAACATGGAGAAACCCTTTGTTTAACTGGCTTTGCGGTCTTTTATAAGAAGCAAAATAATCGTGTTCCTTCATTATATGTACAAGCTATTGCGAAGGTACTCCATTTCGCATAAGCTGAACGCTTTGAAACATCTCATCTATTGTCATAATATCCAGTTCGGATAAATCAACAACAATGTCAGATACATCAATTTCTTTTATGTAGTACATATCCGTTATTTTAAACAGGGGGAATGGGCTGTTCGCGCCATCTGCTTCATTTTTGCGGAATTGCGCCACCGCCTCCAAATACTCCGGCTTTGGAGAGGATAAATCGGGGAATTTCATCATTATTGGTTTTTTATTGCTTTTTGACATAACCGTCACCACCTTAAAAGATTATCAGCACAGGGGTTTATTCCTGTGCCGCTGTCGGTATAATTATATTTCATGGTACGCCGTTTTATTTCCGTCACGAAGCAAAAACACACCCGCATCGGTTTTCGCTTGAGTAATATAGCGTTTTACGATAACATCACAATACACGCAGTCTAATTCCATCGAATAACCAACACGCTCGGTCTGTTCGCAAGCGAGGATTGTTGTGCCAGACCCACCAAACATATCCAGCACAACATCTTCCTTGCGTGAGGAGTTGGTTATTGCCCTGCCCACCAGCGCGATGGGCTTCATGGTCGGATGTTCATCACTTTTCTTCGGACGGTCAAATTGCCAAACGTCGGATTGTTGCCTATCTTCCAACGGACACAGCCTTTTATCGCCATTCAGCCAACCATAAAAAATTGGCTCAAACTGGGTGTGATAATCCTTGCGCGACAGTACAAGCGAGTCTTTGCACCATATAATTGTAGATGACCAATGCACACCACTATCCTCCAGCGCAAGGTGCAAATTCCCCCATTCCTGCGCGGACATCACGCAGTAAAGCATCGCCCCCGGCAAGCAGACCGAAGCCGCAGACTTGAACACTTTACGCAGAAACTCCCCAAAATCCGCCTTGGACATATTGTCGTTTTTGATGTTTCTGCGCTTCCAACTTGGATGCTCCGTGCCTCCATAATTTACATTCCACGGAGGGTCGGTAAAAATCATGTGCGCCTTTTTGCCATCCATAAGTTTGGCAACCGCGCCAATATCCGTGGAATCGCCGCACATAAGGTGATGCTTGCCAAGTAACCAAATATCCCCCGGCTTGGTTAGCGGCTCGGCTTCAGATTCTGCCGTTGCCTTGTCAACATCGAAGTTATCTTCCTCTATTTGACCACCAAGCCGCGCCATTTTTTGGCTGAGTTTATCCACTTCTTTGTCATCGAAGCCTGTTATTGTATAGCCGATGCCGCTCAGTTTTAATTCTTGTAAAATTTCTGTCAGCTTGGGAAGGTCAAATTCGCCAGAAATTTTATTCAGCGCGATGTTGAGGGCTTTTTCCCTTTCGGAATCCATATTCACTATAACGCAATCTATGTAATCCCTGCCCAATTGCTTCAAAACCTTAAATCTTTGGTGACCGCCCACAATATTCCCGGTGCGCTCGTTCCAGATAATTGGCTCGACATAGCCAAATTCTTCAACAGAGCGGAGCAGTTTTTCATACTCCAAGTCACCGGGCTGTAGGTCTTTGCGCGGATTATATTCCGCAGGGTTTAATTCCGATATGTGCTTTTGCTGGATATTTAACGATTCCATATTGCACCGCCTTGATATGTTATTTTTGCGCTATTTCTATGTGGATGGATAAAAGTCTCCATCTTTTTTCTCTTCGCCACTGTAATAAAAACCATCGGGATGGCTTGGGTCTATAATCAACATACCGCGTTTGTTATACACGCTTTCGTTATTTTCCCGTGCCGCCGCCCTGCTAATTGCCATCACTGTAGCGACCGCGCCATCGATTTTTTCGCGGCTTTTCTTCTTGGAGGGCTTCATGCCACCAGCGGCATCAGTTTCGATGTAAACATTTTCAAACATCCAGCGCAAAACAGGATTTCCGCCGTGCATCAGCTTTTCATCCAAAACTATCCGCATGAGTTCTTTGCTGGCAGGGGACATATCTTTGAAGCCCTGCCCAAAGTCAACCATGTGAAAGCCCTCGCGTGCTAAGTTTTGAGAAAGTTGAACAGCACCCCAGCGGTCATAAGCGATTTCTTCGATATGGTAAATTTCGTTAAGTTCCTCGATTTTCTTCTCGATAAAATCGTAATATATGATGTTCCCCTCGGTAGCCTCCAAAAATCCCTCGCGCTCCCACTGGTCATAAGGAACATGGTCGCGCCGCACACGCTCGTTCATGTTATCGCTTGGAATCCAAAAGAATGGTAAAATGTAATAGTTGCCATGTGGGTCATCCTCATCTGGAGGAAATGCCAGCACCAAAGCGGCGATGTCATCAGTGGAAGCCAAATCCAGCCCTGCGTAACACGACCGACCGTGCAACATTTCCGGGTCGAACGGAGCAGAGCCTTTGTCGTATTTATCCATTGGCAGCCATTTCACTACCGTATTTGTCCACTGGCAAAGAAAAAACTGGCGAAACTGTGGCTCTTCCGATGGGTTTTGTTTGGCAGAATTACAAGCGTTATGGTAATACTCCTCGCCCACGATTTTACCAAAGGACGGATTTGTCTTGCGCCACACTTCCGGGTCAGTCCAATCCGCATCGTCTGCCGCGCTGAACACTACTGGATAATATGTCGGGTCAATCTTGCGCCCTTCCAAAATATCAACAGCTTTTGAGTGTTCTTCATAGCATATGCTGTTGCGATTATTTCCGGCGGTGGTGATTACAAAATTTAGCGGTTGCTTTCGCGCCGCACCCGCACCCCGAACCATAGTGTCGTATAGTCTGCGGTCGGTTTGTCCGAGCAGTTCATCAAAAATACAGCCGTGGATATTCAACCCATATTTTGTGGAAACTTCGCTGGACATAGCAGAATAAAAGCTATGCGTAGGCTTGAATACGATGCGCTTTTGTGACTCCACTATTTTGCAGAATTTATTTAGTGTGGGCTGGCGTTTGACCATTTGACACGCAACATCAAAAACAATGCTTGCCTGTTTGCGGTCGTTAGCCACCCCATAAATTTCCGCGCCCTCCTCGCCATCAGCGCAGAGCAGATATAGCGCAATCGCCGCCGCGAGTTCTGACTTACCGGATTTTTTGCAAATTTCCACGAAGCAGTGGTTAAACTGCCTCGCGCCATTGGGTTTTATGACACCAAATAAATCCCGAATAATGGTTTCTTGCCAAGGCAAAAGGAAAAATGGCTTCCCTGCCCATTCGCCTTTGGTGTGTTGGAGTTGTTCGATAAAGGCAACAGCATGGTCTGCGCGGCGTTTGTCATATCGGGAATCTTCAGCCATAAAACGTGTCGGTGTATATACAAATTTTTCAGCCATACATCATCAATCCCTCCGTTCTGCCAGCGAAATCCGCGAGTGACAGGATTTGCACAAGGGCATAAGGTTCTCATCCCTATCCGAGCCGCCAGTCTCAACGGGAATTATGTGGTGAGATTCCACCGCCGGAGTCATGCGTCCAACCTTTTGGCATTCAGCACAGAGGGGATTCTTTGCCAAAAACAGCTTGCTTATTTTTCGCCAGCGCGTATCATAGTGTGCGGCATTGGCGCGGCGATTGTACTGCTTGCGATGCTCCGGGCAATAGCGCGTTCCGGCTTCTACCAGCACAGGACATCCCGTGTGTCCGCACTGCCGCTTAGATTTATATGGCATTAAAATCGCCCCTTTGTCTACCGTACTCGTTTTGAGTACAGTTCAAAATTTACCCCTTGCGATTAAACCGCAGAAGTCCGCTCATCAAATCATCATGCGAGTTTGAATTATAGGATTTTTCGCTATTCTGCTGGACAATCGCCCAAATTTTATCCCAAACCATCTGCGCCATGCGGAGATATTTGTGGCTGACATCAACTGCCGGATGTTCGCGGATGTTGTCGCGTTTTTCATCGTCATAAACAAGCACTGCCTTACTGATTATCCGCTCCGCTTCAAAGAATTTTGCCAACAATAACGAATATTGCTCGATTAGCAGAGGCTTAATCATATGCAAACAGCCTGTCGTTTCAAGAAATGCCACTGTTTCATTCCAAATATCCTGCGAAGTAGGCTCACCTTGAAACCGCGCAGGATAATATGCCAGCCGCTCCGGGTATATCGGCACAGTGGTATGCTCCCCCGGTTTTATATCCAGTACCTTTGGCTTGCGTTTATCTGGATGCCCTTCCAAAATTTTCTGCGCTAATGCTTTACGAGGTCGTCCACTGCCGGGGCTCGCTCCACCATGTCCGTTCGCCATGCCAAGCACCCCTTTCCATCTGCTGGAAAGCCTGTCTGCCAAGCCATCCCAGCCAATTTGAATATTTACTTGATATGATATGCGCGAGTAGCCTGTCAGATTGCCTAATTTTTGCGCCGATTTCGGAAAAGTTGCCCCTGCGCCAGCCGATGCCGCCCAAGCATCGCCCAAAGCCCCGAAATTAGCGGCTTCCACCGCTCTTGCCCGCGCAGGTTCTGCGAAAATCCCCCTCACCGCGCCCTCCAAGCCGCCCCAAGCCCCGCACCCCAAAGAAAAAGCATCCCCTTCGGACAGCTTGATAAAAGCGGCATTTTCCAAGATTCCAAGATTGCACAGTGGATTAGCCCCTTTCAGCCCTGCAATCATGCGGTTTTTCGAGGCTTGTTTTGCCAACTTGGAAAAAAGGCGGCTTGAAATTGCGGAATATCACACGCGCCCCATGCGCGTTGCACGGGCTTGAGGTTGTAGAGATTTGATACCCCCCTACCCGGTAGGAACAGGCTATTATTAACTGTGCTTATCCCATACAAAATATTTATCTCACTCCCGACAGGGAAAATATATCTGTACCGCTTGCACCGCCTATTTGAAAAAAGACCCATCGCGTTAATGAATTTTGTATTGCCAATAAAAAATGAACCGCTGTTACTTATTCCCTTATATAATATATATTTCTATATAAATATAGGTACTTAGGTACATATAGGCGGCAACGCCGCACGGTTGCTTGAAATTTTCCGTACCGTCTGACAAGCCCCCAAGCGGTACAGAGGTGGCGCAGAAGGTACAGCGCAGAGGGGCATGGGGAGCGTTTCCACCAGCTCCGCGCAAGAAAAAATCGGGCTGACACAAAGTCAAACCCGATGTTATAATCGGTGGGGCTTGGGGAGGATGTTGGAATCGGTGCATGGAATTATCCGCCTTGTTCTTCCTCTTCGCGGATGAAGCCGGACACATCGCAGTTAGCGGACAGCTTTTCGAAGTGAAGTGTCCACACGCGCTTGCTTTCCTTTGCCATCCGCTTTTTGTAATTACTGCTGACATAATAATCCGTCTTGCGTAGCTGTTTGCAAAATTGATTATAATCTAGCGATTCCCCTTTGATTGCAAAGTCCTTAAGGTATTTTGTGTAACGGTCGTAAACATCACTAAGCGCGATTGTAATGTATTGTCCGTTGTTATCGAAACAATAATCCGCGCCCAGCTTGAGTTTCATTCGCGCCATGACTTCGAAGGTGCTTTCGATGACACCTTTGTTGTAGGTGCTATCGTCTAACAAATATTGCCGGACGGATGCGTCCAGATACTTGGCGCACTCCTCGTTGTCGAATGGAAACGCCGCCGCGAAGGAAACACCAAGCGATGCACAAAGTTTCCCAACCAAACAAATGCCAGCGTACATGACAGCCAAGTTATCCCTTATTCGGCTTGTGTGGTCTTTGGCGAAAAACTCCCTGCCTTCGTTAAGCCAAGTCATTACAACATCGGGCATTGATTGCAAAGCAGTATCCAATATCGAACGCCCAAACGAACACACAAGTTTTTCGTTTTCGCATACCCATTCGAAGGATGCTTTGTGTTCCTCTTTTTGCAGGTCGCGTTTGCTGAACAGCAATTCAATGGCGCGTTCGCGGATTGCACTTTCGTCTGCGGATTCCTCTCCGGCTACAGCGATTGGGGCAAGTAAATCATATACCCAAACGGTCTGGTCGGGTCTGCCGCGCTTAACAGCAGAGCAATCGTAGCTGTCGCGGAAATGATTGTGCAACACATTTAGCTGTTTTTGTGTTAGCTTGCTGGGCTTAAATTCCTCAATCAGCATGGGGATTACGTTAGATGAGTTTGAATCTTTAGCCACGGAAAAAGGTGTTATTTGAGAAGCGGCTTGCTTTTGCGATTGCCCAACCATCGGCATGATAACCTTTTCCATGCTGTTGCTTTTGCCGCCGCCGCGTTCGCCTACCAAGAACAGATGCGGAAACTTAACCTTCTTCTTTTTTAGATGGGGCTTGATGAAACACCCAGCAGTCCATGCCAATATTGGCACAGTTTTAGCTGGCTCGTTATAAGACAAAATGTGCTTCGCAAGTAATAGCAACCCTTCTTTATCCAGCAATGGTGCTTTTAGTATGTCGCTTTTGATTTCCTTGTAGCCTTCCAATTGGACGATGGTGTCATCTTTGACACCGCCAGGACCCATCGCACCCGTTGTGTCAACGAATACAAGTTTCTGACCGCTGTTTCGAGGATATATGCCTGTTGCTTTTACGCCGCGCTTTTTTGTCCAGCCCAAGTCATAAAGAAACATCTTGAAGTGGTCAAGGTCACCAGAGCCACCCATAAATGTTAATGCGAAGGTCTTTTTTGCGAGTGCATTTTTGAA